CATGTATACTAAGATTGTCGATACTCTTAATAGCGGTGACGTGCACAATGACAGCATTTCCACACTCGAGGCCATGGACATCATGAACCTTATTGGAGAGGCTGTTGTGGTTGGCGGTGTTCGTCGTTCATCGGAGATTACCCTTTTTGATATTAACGACAAGTCGGTCATGGATGCTAAACTTGGTTTGTGGACCGATGAGTCAAAGAAAGACAAGCGTCACCGCTCGATGTCAAACAACTCAGTTTACTTTACGCAAAAACCAACGCGTGAGCAACTTCACGACATCTTCAATCGCGTAATGGACAACGGTGAGCCCGGTTTTATTAACGCAGAGGCTGCTGCAGCGCGCCGTAAATGGTATGCTGGTACTAACCCCTGTGCAGAGATTTTGCTTGCTGATAATGGCGTTTGTAATCTTTCTGAGGTCAATGTCAATGCCTTTATTGAGCCCCATGGAGAGTCAGTCCGCTTTGACTTTAGCGGTTTTATGGATGCAATCCGCTTGGCTACTCGAATTGGCGTTCGCATGGCCACGCTTGAGCTCGAACTTCCTCACTGGAATCGTGTACAGGCCCGCGATCGTCTCACAGGTGTTAGCTTGACTGGGTACGTGCAGGCAATGGACGCACTTGAGTATGACACCACAAAAGAAACGTGGGAGCTTAAAAATTTGTTGGTTCGCGCAAACATGGAAGCTAACCAAGAGGCTGTTAACTACGCAGTAGACTTGCGTATTCCGCCTCCGTTGTTGGTTACGTGTGTTAAGCCGTCAGGTACAATTGCACAACTTCCAACGGTAAGCTCAGGAGCACACGCTTCGTTTGCTCCTTACTATATTCGTCGTGTTCGTATCTCTAGCACCGATCCTTTGGCCAAGGCTATGCGCGCCGCTGGTTTTCCAATTTATCCAGAAGCGAACTGGGCTATGCCTAGCGACTATGACGCTATGAATGACGAGCAGAAAGACGAAGTTCTTAAGAACGCTTTGACGTGGGTAATTGAGTTTCCAATCAAAACTAGCGCTCATCAGGCTAGTTCTGAAGAAACGGCCGTTGCTCAGCTTTCTCGGTACTTTATTTTGCAAAAGTATTGGACCGATCACAATACGTCAATTACGGTAAGCTTTAGTCCTGAGGAGGTCAGCGACATTATTGAATACTTGTTGCTTAACTGGGACGACTATATCGGCGTCTCGTTCCTTCCTAAGAGCGGTGGTTCATATCCACTCATGCCTTATGAGCAAATTGACGAGCAGGAGTACATTCGACGCAGCGCGTTAATTGCTCATGTAAATGAGCACAACATTTCATCGTTGCTCGAGATGTTTGAGGGTGTTTCTTTGGTGGACGAAGCGCTTGACGCAGATTGTGAGGGTGGGGCTTGCCCAATTCGGTGACAAGATAATTAATACATTGGTGAGGGTATTGTACAGTTTTGTACAGTACTCTCACTAAAACGGAGGACAAATGGCTAAAACCCAGCGGTTTGATGATATTTTGCAAGAGTATTCTTCAAAATATGATTTAGCTACACTTTCATCGCCTAACGACCGTGCAAACTTAGATGCACTAATTAACAATCAAATTATTATTGAGAGTTTGCAGGCCAAGGTACAGGAGCTTATTGAAGATGACCCAGTATCCAATATTGAAATTATCCAAAGACTTAGTTCGTCACTACGCGACAGCATTGAGCGCAACCTACAATTGGAGCGTGCTCTTGCACTGGATCGCAAGACCCGAAATAGTTCCTCAACTGAGTCAGTTGCCGACTACATTGTTTCGCTAAAGCAAACCGCGCAAGATTTTTTAGAAAAAAGACTGGTTAAGCTGTATTGTCCTAACTGCCAAATACTTCTTGCGCGGTTTTCTATTGTACACGATCACAGTCCGTTTGAACTTCGGGTTAAATGTAATCAATGTAATAACGATGTAATCTCTTCGCGGGAAGAGCGTGACATCTTTTTTGATATTAAGGATTCGGCTTGGCGAAAAAAATATAAGTACAGCGTTAAGCAATCAAAAGAATCAGTCAGCTTAGATCACGACGTGGAAGATGATGTGGTTCTTGGGGAGGATGACGAGGATGCTCAAACCTAAGCTACAAGATTCCGAATTTGCTTTACTGGAAGTTCTTGAAGATCCTGTATGGCTAAACGAGTTTTTGCGCTCAACCAACCAAGGAGACATGAACAAGGCAAACTGGCCTCCTGAAGAATTTACGTTCAGGCCGTACCAAAAAGAAATCCTTACTGATCGTAGTCGTCATGTAGTCGTTACTGGCGGTCGTGCTATTGGTAAGTGCCAGCCAATTACCTCGCGTGTCTACACCAACGAAGGTTACAAGACTATACATCAGTTACTGCAGAAGCCGTCGTTTATTACGTACGGTTACTCTGTTAATGGTGACTTTTCTCCTCGTCGCGCTTTTCTACGCAAGGACCTGTGGAAAAAAATTTACTCAGTAACAACAAAAACAGGCTTTGTTTTAAAAGCGACTGATGTTCATCCGGTACTAACTCCCAAAGGATTTATCCTTATGGGTGATTTAGTTATTGGAGATTTGGTGGCAGTGATGAATAGACTCCCCACGCACCACTGTGTTAATGACACGTTGTCTTGGGCAGAGTTGCGTATTCTAGGCTACTTGGCCACAGGAAGCATATACATTAAGCCCTCGGCAGCTATAAAGCCGCGATACCGAAAAGTAGACGCAGAGCTTCGGGAGATTGCGGAAAAGTTATATTTGAACTACCGTAAAGACGTTACAGGTGTGGTATTTCTTGAACGACTGAAAGCAGGTGGTGTGCGTCACTACATTAACCAACTTAAAATTGAACTGGGTGCGTTTGGTAAAGACTATAGAAGAGTGTTTCGGCTAGACTGGATTAAAACACAGAAGTTAGATAACATCAGAACGTTTTTGGAGGCAGCTTATGCTCAACACGGAGACCTGACTATCGACAACGTCAAGATTAAGCTTATTAATCGAAGGTATGTACAAGACTGGCAAGAGCTTCTTTTGTACTTTGGCGTTAAGACTAAAGCATACAAAACCGCAGAGCACACAAGTGAGTACCACCGGTTTGATGTTGATGATTCGGAGTGGACTGTCGAGACCGTTGACAAGAACGCTGCTCATGTCTTCTGGCATGAATTTAAAATACCGGGTGTATCTGCGACTGTTAAAGAAAAACCTCCAGCAGCGGAGTGGTACTCATGGGAACCGATCGTAGACAAAAAGATTCATGGCTATCAGCTTACTTATTCTGTTCATGTGTACCAAGACGAAACGTATATTAGTGAAAACGTGGTTGTCCATAACTCAGTCATTCTCGAAGACTTACTGACTTACCAAATATTAAACAGTAATATCGAGTTTCCTCGTACTCCGGAACAACTGCTTGTGACTCCGAATACCAACCAATTGACCCCTATATTAGATAGAATGATCCTTAAATTTACAACGTCTCCACTTTTAAAAGACTTTTTAAACAACAACGTTAACCGATCTAAAGGCACGCTTGACTTTAAGCATGGTGCGCGACAGCATCGTATGTATGCTCGTATTGCCGGTAGCAAAGAAGCCAACAACTTGGTTGGTTTGCACATTCCTAAAGTAGTGGGTGACGAGTTTCAGTTATTTCCAATGACAGCGTTTAATCAGCTCCAACCAACAATCAATACGTGGGAGCCTAAAGTACAAGAACTGTATGTAGGCGTTCCTAACGGAATGCGGAACACTGCATTGTACGTTCTGGACATTAAAACACCTAAGTTTAAAAAGTATCGAATTCCTGCACCGAACAATCCTTACTTTACAAAAAGCGATTGGGATGATGCAATCCAAAAATACGGTGGTGAGTCTGAAGATATTTTTCAGCAGCTTGTTCTAGGAAAACACGGCAGCCCAAGTTTTCAAGTTATTTCTCGTGACCAGATGAGAATGATCCCCGCAGAATTTTATAGTTACAAGTACACTCAATCAGAAAAAGAAA